TAACATCTAGTGTTCCGTTGACATCAAGTGTTGCTCCAGAGGCTATGTCAATCTCACCAGAAGCGGGAATCTGAATAACATCTGATGCCGCACCCAGCGTTAGCGTTGTGCCTGTTTCTGGCTCAATTGTGTTTACATTTACTTTACTCATACGATCACCAGAGTTCCTGTGATCACCACAGTGCCTGTTAGAGTTACAGGCCCAGCAAGAACTGCTGATTCAATCGTGTGATCGCCATCAATTGTAGCCGCATGGATAAAGAAACCATCCCTTCCGGGGTACTGTCCTATATACAGTGAGCCATTAACTTCTTCAGCCATGTTGCCTCCTTACGTAGAAATGCTATCTACATACGAAACCCATACGTCTAGCGCAGAGCCTGTATCTGATTTAATGTTTAGAACATCAGTGGCTTGTATTACAATCTTAGCGCCACCCTGAATAAGTTCTACTGAAGAGTTTGGCGGTATAGCCAATCCCTTGCAAATATGATAGTCTGTACCCGAACCAGTTTTATCTATATAGCAGTCACAAGTAACAGCCGCAGTTAGTATGTTAGTAACTCTGATTCCTATGATAGCGTCATCTGAGTTGCTAGTTACTAGAGCGGTTTCACCTGTACCTACTGCTGCTGCGGATGCTCGTTCAAAATCCTGTGCCATATTAATCCCCTAGAGAGCAATTGCCATAGCAACTGCAAATCCGGGACTAGCCGCTGATACGGTTCCCCATGAAGTGTCAGTGCCATTGTTAGTTAAGTATTTACCTGTCTGTCCAGATACATTAGGGACAATCGCCGTAGTGGATGTTGAAGGAAATGAATTCTTCAAAACAGTCTTGATCATCCTCAAATGATTATCGCCCTGACTTACAGGGTCTGTAGCCGTAGGGTTCGTGTCAACGAATTGAGTTACCCATGCTGCTGTTTCTAATGCCATGATTGCCCCCTACGTAAGTTCAAAAACACCGTTACTACTTGGAGTAACAGTGAGTGTGTTGTTCTGGGTTAGGCTGAATTGGGAAGTAGTTAACTTAGAGTAGCACACCAGTTTTCCACCAGACTGGTAGATCACAGCATACTTAACATTATCAACATCTCCACCAGTTGCAGTCCATACTACAGCGGTAGAATCAAACCGATACTTGTTAGTAGCGGCAGATGCCCAAGTTCTAGCACTAACTGACAAACCGCCAGTTGCATACCCATTGCCATTGGCAACCTCATTAGCAAGAGAGGCTTGGGTTGATAATGCTACATTAACAACATTAGCACTAGCCGCGCTTGTGTGAAGGGCCATATAAAAATTAACGCCAGTGCCATCAAGGTCGAACTGGCCGTTTCCTAGGTACTCACGGAAACTATTGTAAAAACTCCATGCTGTAGCCGCCATTTAAGCCGCCTCCTTAAGTGATTCTGGATTCTTAATGATGTGTGATATAAGTCCATCACCGTGAACAATAAGATCGTAGTTAGAACCTGTAACGCCTACTAACTGAACAAACTCTTTCGCTTGGTGATAATGGGCTACAGTACACCTGAATTGTTTCCCACCTACAACTAAATCAATCTCTTCTTCTTTGTCATTTTCCGGTTGAGAGTAAGCATGATGGTCATCCATGATGCAACTATCGAACCCAAAAATTTCAAACTTGTGGAACCCTAGCAATCTTAATAGATGCAAGGCTCTTAATGTTACTGTAGACCCTCCCATTATTGGGAAGAAGTCTTTGTACTCTTCTCCATATTGATCTCTTAATAAATCAATGTTCTCGTCTTGTGTATCGCAATGCCACAACCAAGTATTGTTTTCTTTTAAAAGTTTAAATACTTCTGGATGACATTGAGATGCAATCAAATATTTACATGAATCAATTGTTGACTCTATAAATCTTTTATTAAACGCTCTACTATCTAGCATTATAAATGCAGATGGTTTAATTCCATTATCAATACAATACTTATAAGTTCCGTTTACAGTTACTATTGAAGTTCCTGACTCAGACTTTTCTTTTAGTAACGCGGTTGTATCTTTTAATGATGGTCCACCCGTTACTAAACATATTTCTTTTTCCCACTGTGTTTCATGTGGAAGGACTTGTTGTAATCCTAAAGAGATATTATGTTTTATATTATCTCTTATATCTCCTTTATCAGAATTTACCGCAACGAATATATCTGGGACCGGAGTTAGTATCTGTACAGAAGGGGGATATCCTTTAAATCCACTCAACCTGTAAATCCTAACCTTAACTCTAGTCCGTTAGCCGCACCTGTAGAACCAATCTGATCTATGTCAAACCTTAACACATCAGCGGTTGCTACAAGTTTATTAGAGACATTTATTACTGCGGGAGTTGCCGCAGAACTAGTATCCACTTCACCAGCATCAATAGTTAATGGTGTACTTAACATATCAACACCATCTGTCTGGTTATGAATCTGTACAATTGTTGTACTTCCTGATCCTGCTGTGTATACATGAGCGCCCACAGTTGTCAAGCCAAGACCATTAAGATCAATAGGCATTGTAATTCTGGAAATTCCATCTCCAACATATGTTGGCAAAGAATCTGCAATAACTTTTATAATTAAAGTTCTGTTAAAGAATGCAGTTGCACTGGAGAGAATCTTTCTATTAATATCTCCGGATGAATCATACACAGCAAGATAGTCTGTGTTAACATTCATGCTGCTCTTTATTCCAAGATTTTGAATGACCTCTAATTTGTCATTATTTAAATTAGTAAAATTGTCATCTGCTTCAGCAAATGTCAAAGGCGTTCCTTTTGTCTCTCTTAAAGTAATTGTTGCCATTATGCGTCACTCACATATCCTGTAGTTACATAGTAAGGTTGAAAATAAGGCATCTTTCCATAAGGGAAAGTTCTTGGACTTTTTTCGTAGAAACTACTCCCGTTAGTCATTCGGTAGGCAACCCTTCGTGGCGGCCCTGTTCGTCTTCCACCAATTCTAAATTTTCTCATTAATATCTTGCCTCAGCATCAGGTTCTAATGCGCGTCTTGTTCTAGATATTGGAGGCGTTGCATCCATATCATATATTCTAGAAAGAGCATCTAAAAAATCAGGATGGATAGTTGGAAATAATAGGTACTCATTTCTTTTAACCCAATCCGCTAAATCATACACCTTTCCTTCTTCATTCTTTCTTAGAATTTTTTTAGAAATCAAAAACTCCTTCTTCTGAATTTTATAATCTTTTTGATGGGAGGTTAATCTTTTTTGATCCGTAGGGAAAGGAAAAAAGAAGGAGCCATCTTTTAAATCAGGTTCTAGTCTTTGTATTCTATCACGTTTAGATTGTGAGCCGCCCCCGCCTGTCCAGTTTAATTCATATACTGGAAAAGAGCTTCCATCAATACGCATCATTTCTTTAAAATGTTCTATGTCCGACTGCGCTCCATATCTCTCGTATCCAACCTTAACTTCCCTTATTCCCGGCGCTGTCTTCCATTTAGTCCTGAGCATCTTCAAAGCATCCCATCTTTCTGACAAAGATAATCTATGACATACTCCATCCAAAAGAAACTTATTATAATTCGCGTCAACTCCAACCACAGCGATAGCTGTTCTGTTCGACCCCTTCTTTCTGGAATGAGCCGGGTCGCACATTATATAAGCATTTAAAGTATAAGGTCGTATCTCCCATTCATTCCACCACTCTTCTTTAAACGCTACGTCCGAACCAGCAATAGGATTTAAAAGCTGTTGACAAGCGACAATATAGGTAGAGGTTGTCTTCTTTATTTCTTCCCATCTTGTGGGTTGAAGAAAGACAGGCTCTCCTTCCATTGTTCCATCTACAGTAGCGGGGTGTATTCTTGGTTTTACCGCGGCCCTTTGAAGGATGGTCCCATAAGTATCCCCATAAGAATATCGAGTACCAGCATATTGATAACGAGGATTATGTGTTGACCCCAAGTTTAATGACAATTCCCAAGAGAGCGTTGTCTTTGCTATTTGCTCTGGCGTGTTAACAGCATCTTGAACAACTACGTCGTCATAAATAATAAGATCAAAATGTCGTCCAGTAGGCTGGCCATCCACAAGTCCGTGGGCCTCAATAGTTTGTTCCTTCGGGTTAGCAAATCTCCTAACACATATGCCCTCGTTCTCAGCCCATTTTGGAGCCTCAAGTCTAGGCTTATTCCATAGTATATCAGGATAGAGTTGTTTAAGCTTTTCATTAGAATCGAATTCCTGCATTATCTGGCGTAAAAACGGTTTTGCCTGTCTAGCAGAATACGATAACAATCCTATCGTTATATCAGGGTTACATAAGATTTCCTGAATAGTACCTAAAAAAGTAATGATTGAACTTTTATAATGAAACCGCGCCCATAAATCTAAATGACTATCTGGGGCAGATTCTACTTCCCTACATCTTTCATATA